AGCGTGGAGCGCTGGCTCGGGCGTTGATGCCCTACCTCAGTGATCTGATGCGCAAGAACTCACAGTATGCTCACATCGAGCAGATTCCGATTACTGGTAGCAAAGAAAACAGGATCACTTACAATTTACAAGGATTGTTTGAACACGGTCGGGTGACGCTGAACGCTCGGGAGGACTGGGGACAGTTCAAGAAGGAGTACGTGGCGTTTCCATCCAAAAAGTCTCACGATGATTGTTTCCCAGCAGGTACACCTGTCCACACCGCGAGAGGTGTTATTCCTATTGAGAATGTGACCAAAGATGACATGGTGTTGACCCGCAATGGGTACAGGAAGGTGTTGAAATCATGGTGTAAAGGTTACGCACAGGTGGTCACTCGATACGGGATCACCGCAACACCGGACCATCGTATTTTCACGACGAATCGTGGATGGGTTGAGCTTGACAAACTGGCGGATGTTGATACACTTTATCGTGTAGAAACTATCAAGGAAACATCATGTCAGACTTCAACCCCATTAGGGAAACAACCCGATCCGGTACAGTCAGAGAGAAAATTAAATTCAATGGTCGATGGTATTACCGATACCCCGAAGCAAAACAGGCAAACCATCGAAGATATTACTCATCTCATGCAAAGTGGAAAGCAACCCCAAGATTACTCCATCGAGATGTGTGGGAGTTCTATAACGGTCCGATCCCTGACGGGCACCACGTTCATCACGAAAGTGGGGACTTTAACGACAACCGACCGGGAAACCTCATGTGCTTGTCAGAAGCCGCACATTGGGTTGAACACAGAGATGAACGAAGTGCGAGAAGTAGCACTGAGAAACACCTCAATCACCTTGAAAACATCCGAGAGTCCGCAAAAGCATGGCATTCCTCGCCGGAGGGACGAGAGTGGCACAGACGACATGCGAGAGAGTCAATTCTCGGCAGAGACTTACCTGAACAAGCCTGTCTCATCTGCGGAACAATGTACAAACCAATCATCAATCGACCGGGCATGTGCAGTGACGAGTGCAAAAAGGAACGAAGAAACAACCTTCAGCGCGAAGCATGGCGTTCCCGTGTACGACCTGATGGTGGAAACTGACCACGAGTTTTTCGCATGGGGTGTGTTGGTGCACAACTGTATTGACTCGCTCTCGCTGGTTGCCAACTTGGTCAACACCTCCTACATGAAGGACAATGTGAGTGAGGATGCTGAGGTGCTAGACGACATTTGTGGGTTCTAACCCCAATGTTATACAATCCTTGAATAAGTGGAGGTTGTAATGCTGCCAATCTGTTATCCGAGTTCCCCCAGTCCAACCACCGGGCTACCGGAGGCTGTTGCTTACGCCTTGTCGTCTGTATCAGGGTTAACCCGATGGGTTGACTACATTCCCGTCAAGCTGGTGGGTAGCCCACTGGGTATGAACGAGCAGACTACTAACCTCAATGGGTTTGTACCCATGCGGTTGCTTGGTTCATCGATTGGTATGGCTGCATGGAGTGACTACATCCCCGTCTACGTGGACAACTCAGCGACTGAGGCGTGGGTTACGTCTGCTACTGGGTACATTCCATACGCTAACAGTGTTGTGCCATCCCCCATCACAGCGTTAATCACTACAAACCGGGTGTCTGCATCGAACACAGGTGTGGCCCCCTTTGCCGTGCATTTTGACGCCACGGGGACAACCGCATCCGGTGTCAGTAATCCCTTCCGCGACCTTTACCACTCGTGGAATTTTGGCGATAACCCGACTGATACGTGGGCCTATGGATTACAGCCCGGCGTAGCAAAAAAGAATCTCGCATCGGGCGGGGTTGCAGCCCACGTTTACGAGACACCCGGCACCTACACAGTCAACTACATCTGCATCAACCCCATGACGGGGGATGCAACATCGGCATCTATCACGATTACGGTCCTAGACCCTGATGTTGTGTTTGCTGGGACAGCAACTATTTGTATTGCCAATGGAGCTACACCCGTGCCCGGTGTTAACGGCGTGCCTGCTGGGGCGAGTTGCCAAAATGTCTCAACGTGGGCCGGTGTGCTGGCGCTCTTGGCTACTGGTAAACGGCTATTGCTTCGGCGGGGGGATACGTGGCAGACCAATAACACAGGCTTACAAAACATCGCAGGGCCGGGGATTGTCGGGGCTTATGGCACAGGGGCTGCGCCAAAGATCACATATGCCACTAATGCACGAACTGCTTTTAATGCAGGAGCAACAGGCCTTACAGACTGGCGTTTCATGGACTTGGAGAGCGAGGCTAGTGCGCTCGCGCCCGGTACCGCCCGCGCTGCAACGATTTTTCTTTTCTCAGGCTCTTACGCCACGCCTGATGCTGGCAATCATTGTTTGCTGTTGCGCATCAATCACCACCATGCAGGGACATTTGCGACGTTGGGGAACGACTCCATCGTCGCTGATTGTGACTTGAGCTACATCAGTGGTGGCGGGGGCAATGTTGGCATCTTTTCGGAAACGACTGTGCGTTTGGCGGTGTTGGGTACCAGCGTAAACGATGCTACGGGTGCGGAGCACTGCATAAGGCTACAAGGTACACAGCGTACAGTGGTTAGTAATTGCACACTACTCAATCCTGCGAACAGCAAGCACGCGCTGACCATCCGAGGCTATGCTGATCCGGGGACTTATGCGTGGTACGGTGTCTACTCAGAGTATTGCGTGGTGTCTGACAACGACATGGATGGTGGTACATCAGACATAGCCGTCCATTTTACTGCGACGAACGCGAGTCTTGATGAGCGACACAGGCTTATTGTTGTTGAGCGCAATCGGGTCAAAAGCACAAAGAATTATGGCTCGTGCATCCTTGCATCGGTTAGCGCGTCCGCTTTCAGAAATAACCTATTGAGTGGCAATAGCGGAACTGAGTTCGGCTTGGTATTAACCAACTCACCAGCGACCGCATCAAACGGCTCTGCCGTGCTACCGCCCACGGATGTGCAGGTGTACAACAACAGCTATTACAGCGCTGATGTAGTTACGCACGCGGTTGAGTTTTTATATATCACCTCCGCCGCCGCAACAGGTATCGACGTAAAAAATAACGTCACTTACATGCCTGCTTGTACCAAGTCCTGCAAGAGTGTTCTGGCTGCGGTGGGCGCGGTGTACACAGCGTCAAACAATACGGTAGACGGCAATATTACAACCACATCGCCTAACTTCACAACAACCCCGCCGGTGACCGTTGCAGACTGGCGACCGACCAGCGGATATGCGGTTAACACGGGTGTGCAAGTGCCGGTGTACGACGATGTGCTTGGGGTTGTAAGGACGGGTACGTTTGACATGGGCGCTTTGCAGCCGTAAGCCACTCAGCCAACAAGAGCCACCTTCGGGTGGCCGTGTTGATGTGTAAGGGGTACAATCCTGACAATATTGGGGGATTCTCATGGAGATTGGTTACTCAAACACAGGTCAAGTTATTGACAGTTCCGCGCTGGAACCTTCAACGGACAAGAATGAACTGTCTGAAAATGAGAAGGAGCTTGTAAAGTTTGTCATTGCCCACACTGACGAATGGCGCGAGCACCGCGACCAGAACTTCACCGAAGATTATGACAAGTACGAGCGAATTTGGCGCGGGAAGTGGGATGCGACGGACAAGACTCGCGAGTCAGAGCGTTCCAAGATCATCTCCCCCGCTACGCAGCAGGCCATTGAGACCCGCCATGCTGAGATTATCGAGGCAATCTTTGGTCAGGGTGAGTTTTTCGACATTGCTGATGACACCATTGACAAACAATCAATGGATGTGGAAAAGCTGAAAAATCAACTTAATGACGACTTTGCGCAAGACAAGATTCGCAAATCCATCGACCAGATTGTGCTTTTGGGTGAGATTTACGGTACTGGAATCGCTGAAGTCATCACAGATAAGGTCAAGCAGTACGTCCCGATGACCGTCCCGGTGGATGGACAGCAGTCTGCTTATGGTGCTGGTGAGCGTGAGCGCGTTTCGGTTCGACTGTCGCCCGTCAACCCTAAGAACTTCCTGTTTGACCCCAACGGCACCTCAGTGGATGACTGCATGGGAGTCGCCATTGAGAAGTACATCAGCATCCACAAGATCGCAGCTGGTATCGCAGATGGTAAGTACCGAGACGTTGACATTACATCGATGTATGAGGACGATTCACTGGAACCTACATCACAAAGTGTCAATTTTGAGACCAGTAAAGTCAAAATGTTGACTTATTACGGGCTGGTGCCACGTGAGTACCTGCAAATCGACGGTGAAGTTGCCGACCTTGGCATGGATGACGAGATGGAGGACTACCGCGACATGGTGGAGGCCATCATCGTCGTGGCGAACGGGTCTATCTTGCTCAAAGCCGAGGAATCACCCTACATGATGAAGGATCGCCCTGTTCTGTCATACCAGGCAGACACAGTACCGAACCGGCTTCTGGGTCGTGGAACGGCTGAAAAAGCGTTCAACATGCAGGCAGCAGTGGATGGTTCGATGCGCTCCCATATGGATGCGCTGGCACTGACTAATGCCCCGATGGTTGGAATGGATGCCACACGACTACCCCGAGGTGCGAAGTTTGAGGTGAAGCCGGGCAAGGCGTTCTTGACCAACGGGACACCGTCGGAGATTATCTTCCCATTCAAGTTCGGCGTGAACGATGGTCAGGCAATGCAGACCTCAAAAGAGTTCGAGCGTATGTTGCTCATGGCGACCTCCACAGTGGATTCCGCTGGTAGTCCAACGGCAGTATCGCGTGACGCTGGTGGTATCGACATGGCAACGGCCACG